CCTCGAAGTACTCGGCGCTCTGCTTCGCGGTGTCCGCCTGGTCCGCGTAGAACTTGGCGTTGTTGTGGTAGGTCTCGTCGGACTGCGGCACCGCCTGGCCGCCGCGCTCGCCCACGGCCCAGGCCTCGGCGTCAGACGCGGACTCCTCCGCGTCGTCGGCGAAGCCCTTGATCTGGTCGAACCAGTCCTGCGCCGGATCGGGCGGCTCCGGATCGGCGCCGATGGACGGCGTGATCATGGTGTGGTAGATCTGGGTCTTGGCCACGATGTCGCCGACCGTGAGGATCAGCTGCGCCTCGCCCGTGCCGCGGATCGCGGTGTCCGTCTCGGTGACATTCCACATGACCCGCTCGCCGGAGGTCGAGACCTCGGCCTCATAGGGGATCGACTCGCCCGGGCGCAGCAGACGCAGCGAGTAGGTGCCCGCGCCGTAGAGATCGGACCAGCCCGCCACGTCGAACTGCACCTGCTCGGCGATGTTCTCGCCCTGACGGCCCAGGTTGATGGTGTCGCCCGGGCGGATGATGAGATCACGCATAAAAACTCCCCCTTATGTCGGATCGCCGACTTTGCAGAGCACGACCCAGGTGCCGCCGACCAGGCAGCACAGGACGCGGTCGTTCACCGCAAAGCTGACGGATGTATTGCATTTGAAGCGCTTGTCCGACGCCGAGCTCTCGCCGTCGAACTTGACGGTGATCCCCTTTGTGCCGGCGGTGTACTTGGCCCCGACGGTGCCCAGGCGGAAGACGGCGTTCCCGCTCTCCTGGATCTGGGGCGTGAAGAACTCGTCCATTACAGCACCGTCCTCTCAAGGGTGTGGGTCATCTGGCTGCCGGCCTCCATGGAGAAGGACCAGCCGGACTCCCGATACAGGCCGGCCACGTCCGCGTCCGTCAGGGCGACGGTGTCGCCCACCTGGTGATCCGGCACGATGGCCGTGGTGATGGTGACGGTCTCCGCCGCCTCCATGCCCCGGTCCCGGAGCTTGTTCGCGTAGGACTGCAGGGCGCTCTGGCTGGCGATGTTGTCCACCCGGTAGACCTCCGGGATGCGGACGCCGCGCCGGACCGTGGACAGCTCCGACATAGGGTTGTCGTTGACGGCTGTCGCGGTCAGGGCGGTGGTGTAGTCCGGGCTGGTGCGGATGACGATGAAGACGTTGGGCTTGGAGTAGATGTCCGTCTCGCGGCTCCTGGAGGGCGAGACGAGCTTGAAGGCGTTCACGCCGTAGGTGTGGGCGATGTTGCTCACCGCCGGGGCCGCGTAGGGCTGCAGCATGGCCACGCCGCGGTTGTTGAACCACAGGTGGTCGTATGCCAGCTCGTCCAGCAGCTCGTTGATGATCGTGAGGTAGCTGGTGCCGATGTCCCACTCTCTGGCGCTGCCCAGTGTCTCCGATGTGGGCGCGAACATGGTCATGGCGATGCCCGCCGCGGTCAGATAGCCGTTGATGACGCTGGAATAGCTGGAGCCCGACGCGTGGTAGGCGCGGGTCTCCAGCTTTGCCCAGCTCAGAAGCAGGGAGCGGTCGTAGGCCTCGATCTCGTCCAGCACGGCGCCGTCTCGGATCGTCTGGCGGACGGTTGCGGGGCGGTAGACGCCCACCGGGTACTCGGTCCCGTCCAGGATCACCACCGGCTGCAGCTCGTCGCGGAGCAGATCCACGGCGTCGTTGTGCCGGAAGGTGCCCCGCAGCGTCATGGAGATCTCCGCGTCGGCGGAGCAGTCGATTGACGGCGCCTCGGAGAAGATCAGCTGCTGATAGCGGACGCCGTTTCGGAGGACGTCCATGCGGAAGTCAATGGATCTCACAGCGATCCCTCCATCTCCTCCAGCGTGGCGCTGCATACGGTGTAGAAGCGATTGTGCGCCGTGGCGATGGCCGAGATCACGCCGTGGATCGCGGCGCCGTACTGATCCTTGAGGTAGCACTCGCGGCCCAGCAGCGCCTCAAAGGGCCCGCTCTCGCCGCGCCGGAAGGCCACCGCGATCTGATAGCTGCGCTGCCGGTGCGGCGCGATCTCCGGGACCGGATAGACGGAGCCGGAGTAGACCATCATGGAGACCTGCTGGGTGTGGGTGTTCTGGGCCGTGTAGATCGGCTCGGTGGAGTACTGCAGCTCGATCCAGTTCCCGTCGATGGCGGTGATCATCGGGCAGGGCACCGAGAGCTCCACGCTGACGGTGTTTGACTGGGCATAGTTGTCGCCGTTGAGTACGGCGCGGACGAAATAGCTCGTCTGGCCGTTGGCGTAGCGGTCCGTGTAGGAAAGGCCGTCGGTCTCTCCGATCTGCGCTCCATTTCGGTATACGACGTAGTTTGACGCTTCCGTCATATAGAGCGCCGCGGAAAAGTTGTCCGCGTCGCCCTGGGTCGCCGCTTCACCCAGCGAGGAGGCATAACCGATGATGGCTCTTGCTCTTGTCGCCGTTTCCGGGACGATCGCGACCCCCCCCGGGAAGTCGCTGAAATACGGGCGTTCCAGGAACGTGCTGCCGTTGTAGAACGCGATCATCACCGAGTAGGGTTTATCGTTCGGACCTGTTTCCGGCCCGGTATAGCGGATTTTTTCCGCGCCGTTCAGGTCGAAGTAACCGGACCTGCAGAAATAGGAGACGTTGTACAAGTTGCCGGATGCATTGATGCTTTTTCCGATCTCCCAGGTGAGGTCGGACGACAGGACCGCGGTGGTGTTGTAGGCCGTCGTCCAGCTGAGTTGGGCGTCGGTTCCTGCGGTGACGGTGAGGACCGGCGGGGCGTCGCCCGGGGTGTTGGCGATGGTGATCTGCGTGCCGGACCAGTCGGACCAGAGGTTGTAAGCGTTCATGACCCGGACGCGGACGGTGGTTGAGCCGTTTGGCAGATAGACCGGGCACTTGAAGCTCTGGTCCGTGCCGAAGACCAGGCCGGAGTCATAGTCGCCCATCTGGACCTGGAAGGCCTGCTGCTCGTCCGAGACCCAGGTGATGGTCGGCCTCGGTGTGTTTGTGACCTCGTAGTACGGGGCCTGCGGGGACGAAATGACGGTGAAGATCGTCGCATCTGTCCAGCTGCCTGCCGTGCTGTCTGCGTTATAGGCTCTGGCGCGCCAGTAGTTGGTCCCGCTCGGCAGCGTTCCGGCGGCGACGATGTACTCGGACACGCCCGCGGCCACGTTGATCGGAGATCCCCAGGTCGTTCCGTCCGTGGAGAACTCCAGATCCGTGCCGGCGTTATTCTCTCCGCCATTGTTTACCCAGCGGAACGTGACGTCTCCGGTCCCGTCGATGACGTCCGCTACAGGATATTCAAGCGTCGGCGGAGTGGCTGCCGCTGCGGTGGTACTGAGCGTGTACCAGCCCATTGTAGTCGTCGAACCGCCGGTGTCAGTGATGGCCACCTTCCACTCGTATGTCGTTCCGTTGCTCCAAGTTCCCGCCGGGATGGTGACCTCCCGCTCGGTTGTGACGCTGATTGTGTGCTCCGCCCCGCCGGTTTCTTTCCAGGTGACGACAGCAGCTGTTTGTACGGGGGTTTCGTAACTAGACCATGCCGTCGATTTTCCCCACTTCAGAACAATGTCTTGATGGGGGTTCTGGTATCCAGACGATGGAGTACATATCGGATCTACATGGTTAATATCGTTTGACAGTTCAAACTCTACATACGGTCGATCTGTCGCTCCGGCTAGAGAGGTTTTTATGTCGTATGAATATCTATGTACCAAGTAGGCGCCGTTCTGTACTGTAGCGATGCTTCCACCATCTGGGGTCGCAAGGTGAAAATCCCATTCATTATGGGCCCTGAGCGACGAACTGTTTCCATAACGAGTGTTTGCTTCATATTCCGGTCTTGTGGCCCATGTAACAGTATCATAATCAACGGCGCTTAGTTGTGTTCCAACATATGCAACCTCTAGCCCTGATGACGAACCCTGATAGTAAGTCTTCGCATAAAACCATGAACTGAGAATGCGTTTGAATCGGTGTTCGCTCGGAAATGCTTCGAAGGCAAACAAAACATCTTGAGAGTCTTCAATGTGCATCGTTGCGGATGGGGAAAAGTGCGTGCTGGCTTCATCCCGATCCACGACAGCTGTCTTGTTCGCAAGGACTTTGATCGTCGTGCTCATCCCGCCGCCTCCTTCCGCATCCGCAGCCGGGCCGTCTGGGCCAGACGGACCACGTCGTTAAATTCCTTGACGCTCTTGGCGTCGATGGTGATGTAGAACGTGTCGCCGCCCACGCCCCGAGACTCGGACGCGCTCTTGACCTGGCTGCCCGCCGGGAGATAGGCCAGCTCCGGGCCGTTCTCGCCGACCCAGGACCAGCCGCCCCGCCAGCTCTGGGTCCCGGCGGCGTTGTAGCCGTTCTGGTACTTCCAGGACTCAAAGTCGATGTAGGCCGACTGCCCGCTCGCCTGGTAGAGCTCCCAGGGGCTGGTGGAGCCGGAACTTCGCTGCGAGTATTTGATCGTCTGGTAGTTGTTGGTCCCGTAGACGCCCAGGGAGTTCATGGCGTTCGACCAGTACTGGCCCGTCTTCCCGAACTGCAGCTTGCTCACCGAGCTGACGACGCCCGCCGCGTTGACGATGAAGCTCATGGTGTCGCTGATCGCCGCGCAGAGCTGGGCGATGCCGTTGAGGAGCTTCTGCAGGGTCGGCAGCTTGCCGTTGTTCAGCTGGTCCAGCGGGTCGAGGATCTTCAGCGTGGACTGGAGGATCATGCCGATCGCCTCCGCCGCGCCGGAGTCCACCACCGCGTCGCCCAGGAGCTGGAACATCTTCGTCACCTTCTCGATGGCCTCGGTGACGTAGGGCGCGAACTCGGCGGCCATGCGCTTGCGGAAGCTCTCCTGGGTCTTGTCCAGCTTCACCAGGGCGTCGTCCATGGCCGTGAGCTTGTTCAGGCTGATGTCGTCCAGGACGTAGCCGGTGGCGTTGGCCTCCTTGGCCAGATCCTTCAGCGCCTGGCTGCCCTGCTTGATCAGCGGGTTGAGATCCTGGGCGCTCTTGCCGAAGATCTCCATGGCCGCGGCGTCCCGCTCCGTCTGGTTGTCGATCGTGCCCAGGGCGTCGATCAGATCCAGGAAGACGTCGTCCGCCTTCCGCAGGCTGCCGTCCGTGTTCGTCACGCTGACGTGCAGATCGTCGAAGGCCTTGGACGTGGCCTCGTTGCCCTCGGCGGCCTTCACCATGTTGGTGGTCAGCTTGGTCAGCGAGCCCTGGAGTGTGGAGACGTCCACGTCCACCAGCTCGGCCGCGTACTGGAACTCCTGCAGGGTCTTGGTGCTGACGCCCATCTTCTGTGACAGGGTCACCAGCTCGTCGGCGGCGGCTGCCGCCTCCTTGGCCATGCTGAACATGGCCTTCTCCAGCTTGACGAAGGCGGTGATCAGCGCCGCCGCGCCGGTGGCTGCCAGCGCCAGGTTGGCGTCCACCTTCTTCAGGCCGTTGATGGCGGTCTGCGCGCCGGCGGGGAGCTTCACGCCCAGCTTGTCCGCCACGCCCTGGAGCTTATCTCCAAGCGACGAGGAGGCCTTCCCGGACTCCTCCATCGCCTCTTCATTCTTCTTCAGCTCGCCCTTCATCTTGACGAGCTCGGTCTCCGCGCCGTTGACCGCGGCCTGCAGCTTCATGGTCTTCTCGCTGCCCTCGCCGTAGGTCTGGGCGGTCTTGACCAGCTGCTCGCGCATCAGGCGCAGCTTGTCCTCCTGGGAGGAGATGGAGCGCTCCAGGACGTCGTTCTTCGCCTTGAGGGCCTCGACCGACTTCCCGTTCTCCGCGAACTGGGCGGTGGTGAGCTGCATCTCCGACTTGAGGACCTTCATGCCGTTGTTGATCTCGGAGAGGGACTTGCGATATTCCGATTCACCCGACAGCTTGATGTTGGTTTTGATGTCCGGCATTTAACCACCTCCGGCAAGGTATTCCGACAGAGAGCGCTGCTGCGGCTTCTTCGCCGGGCCCGCGTAGGCACTCAGCAGCAGAT